GTTAACTGCGGATGTTTTGCTTCATATTCAGATTTATGAACCAGCATACCATTCCATTCTTTAACCATTTCACTATAGGGAAATTCCATTCCACTTCGGTCTGAAATCGCTTTAGCGTATTTTCCTTTTGCAAATGCCATAGTTATCCACTCGGGTAATAAGATGCTGGAGTTATATAAGTGCTTGTAGAAGATCCATCTTCTGCCAAAGCTCTTTTTAATTCATCTTCATATAATAATTTTAATTCTTGAACTCTTTGGGGTGCATATTTCTGTGCTAAATAAAAAGATAGTCCTGACGCCATACAAGGCACAAAACGATAGGGTACATCAGTTGCATCGGTATAAGTTGCATCAGCATCTTGAATTCTTTTTACAAAAAACATATGAACAAATTTTGCTGCTGCAGTAGAATCTGGTGTTGGATAAAGTGTAACGGTTGTTTTATCAACAAATCGTTGAACAAAATATTGAGAAGGAGTTCCTTTAGATAATTTATTTGATAATGCAGAATATGCTGATCTAGCTATTTTTGTAAGCGTAGAATCTGCCTGTGTTGTTTCAGTTCGACCTGTTCTATAAGTCGCTTCTAAAATATCTGCTATTCCATAAGTAGAAGTTCCACTTGTTCCACCTGCTGTTGTTGCAGAAGTTCCATCACCTGTAGCTCTGTAGAAAATATATTCTGCTTGGCCTTCAACAAGATCAATATCGGTATCACCTACTTCCCAGTAGTGCAAACCTCTATTGCCCCATTCTTGAAACATTACGTTTAAAGAACGTCTTGCTGTTTTTAATTGAAATCCTGAAACAGACTGTAAGCCAATTCTCTCATAAGCTTCATTGATAATTTCATCAACAGCGAAAGTCTTGTCGAACGTCACTGTTCCGGAAGTAGTATTCGCCATGAGCTACCTACTATCCGTAAAATGCCGTTACACTATTACACTGTGTTTCTGTATAAGTAATATAAGCTCCAGAAGCAAAAACAACCCCGTCTGCTGCTAAACTAAGATGATCATTAACTCCTAAGGTAGCATCAGAACGAACTGCTATTAAACTTGTTCCTGCTGTGCCACTATCTCTTATATTAATTGTTCCAATAGCACCGCCACCAGTCCAATTTAAATTTTTAACTCGTGTGCGACCTTTAAAAACAACGCCTGCTACATTTGCATTAATACCTGCAGACATGTTACCTGCTGGGTTACCTACTGCTGTTATTGATGATATTGTTGCAAAATAGCCTGTACTTGTTGCTGTACTAGAATCTGCTCCAGTAACGGTTTCTGATAAAGCATCTCCATTAATATCTGTTCCTACAACTGTAAATTCAATTCCTGAATCATCACTTGCACTTAAAAGTGTAATTTGTCTAGCTGTGCCAGTATCTGCTGTGTAAGCGCCTCCAGAAGTTAATGCTCCACCTAAAGTAAGTGCTGCATTATTTCCAACTGATGCTGCAGTCGATAAACCATCAGCATCGAGCGCTGTAGTTGTAATTACTGCAGATGATTTTATATCTGTTGACATAAATTTTCTCCTAATTTTGTTAAGATGGGACCGAAGCCCCATCTTAATTTATTTATTATTCAAACAGTAGTCTGCTAATTGTACTATAACTAACGTTTACTGCTGCTGCCGCGCCGTCGCCAGCTTCAATCCCTATGTAAGGAATTAAATCAATGTTATCTTTCAACGCTGCACCCTTTTGAGTGTTAGCATTGCTAGCTGTATAATTCGCTGCAATAGTTGCCTGAGTTGTTCCAACTACTTCAGTTGAACCATCAAAAGCCGTTATTGCACTTGTTGTTACACTGTATTGTCTACCATTCACAAAAACAGATGGTTTTCTATCACTATCAATCGAAATTTTTAAATGATAATTTGTATCTGCCGCCACTGTGATACCTAAGTTAGTTAGATAGTCAGTGCCGGTATTAGAATGAATAAAGTACAATGGTGTATAAGTTGACAATACTTGCCCATTCGTTGCATCAGTCGAAAAATAAAAATACGCCTGATCTGCATCCGTTGAGGGAAGTTGATCGTTTGTCAATTTTAAACCAGCCCAAATTTTTTGGTTGTCAATAGCCGAACTTGTTCTGACTAGACCTTCCCATTCAGTTTGGTTTTCAGTACCCCATTTGACACCAGTCCAAGCTGTTTGTCCACTGTCTAAGTGTGGAGCCAAAATTGCTTGGTCTTGGTCAGCACCTGCTGTTGACAGCGTAACTGCTGCAACAGTAGCATTTCTAGTAGCTAGTGCTGTAGTCATGTTAGTACCTAATACTTCAAAGTTAACGCTTTTACCTACCCCTGTGGAACCAGCTTTAAAAACTTTAACTGTTAATGTTCCAGATCCAAGATCTATCGCACCACCTGTAAAGTTTCCTAAAACAACTGTAGCTACGTTTGATGCTGTTACTGATGCCGTTATAGTTAAGTCTGTAACATCAATACTCATTGTTGCTACCGCATAGTCTCCTAATGCTGCGCCTGTAACTGTTACGTCTTCTGCTTCTTCATTGCCGTCATCTATGCTGCCCCAGTCTTTTGTTTCTGAGCCTTGTAGGTAAGCGTTAAGAGCAGGAAGTTTATTAAAATACTCTTCAAGATAATATCTTCGAGAGTCTTTCAACCCGTCACCGACCGTTCGATCAGAGACTAGTCCTGTGGATGCAGCTTTACTGATAACTTTAAAATTATTCTCAGATCGTACTGCTCCATTAAATGTAGTGTTTGCCATAATTATATCCTCCTAGTTTGCGAACGCAGTCTCTAGGCCGTCGACTATACGCGTCTACGTTCTAATTAATTTATATAGTAATTGATCTATAGCCCAAATTTGAATTTGGCGCAAGTGATCTTGTAGTAAAAAGTTGATTTTTGATAGCGCTTAAGTGGCTATCGAAACTTCGCTCTTGGCGTCGTGTATTTTGGTTTGAAGCGTTTGTTCTTCAAACTCTTTGGCAATGATTTCTTTAACAATTTCCTGAATTTTTTTATCGATGTAGGACATATTAATATTATACTTGCCCTCCTTCAGGTGCTCCTGTTGCCACTCTAACTCCAAGGACTTCTTTTGTATGTACAGGTCTTGGGTCATTTGTAACCTCCTCATAGGTTATCCATTTACCAGTTTTAACGGTAAATCCATTTTTTTCAAATAATACCTCATTTTTTCCTAGTTTGTCAAGGATAGAGTTTTCGATACCTTGAGGAGTATCTTCACATGTGACTGTAAAATCCGCAGAATAGCCACAATATTTTATTTGAATTCTGAATTTTTTCATGAGTTTAGAAGTTTACATAAAAAATGAGGCCGTTTTAAGGCGGCCTCATTTCGTTAATTGTTAGATGTATTACGCACCTGGTGATGCATAGATACCTCTAGGGTCAGACCATCCGAAGCTGTATCTTTCTCTAGCTTTGTATCTAACGTTACCAGTTTCAAAATCGCCTTCCATAGCAGTTTTGATTGGTGCTCTAACAAAGTGTTTTAGTCCATTAGGAACATCTGTTTTAATGAACCATGCGTCAGTATCTGTTAAATAGTGATTAACCACATAACCTTGTGGAATCACATTCATAGATACAACAGCACTGATGTCATTATCAGCTGTTCCAGTTCTACCGACAGATTTTAATAATCTTTCAGCAGTAAATTGTAGCGCCGAAGGAACAATCATTTTTCTTCCTTGAGCCGCAATTTTTAAACCTCGTTCATCAGTTAGCGCAGCAATGTCAATCATTGCTTGCTCTAATGAAGTTTCGTTTAAGTCTGCTGCAGTTGATAGTTCATTTTGCTCTGTTCCAGACACAATTATGTGTGCTGTTGAACAAAGTTCTAAACCATCTCCGCCAGTGTACGAACTATTAAACGCTCTGTTAAGAACATTTGCTGCTTTAACTTGTTTAGCGTTAGCCATTGATCTAGCTAATGCTTTTGTATAACGAGAAGAAATTCTGTCATACAAATTGTCTTCAATTGCTTCTTCAGTAATTGAAAAAGCTAAAGCAAGTGTTTCATGCGTGTAACGAGCTGTGAAGGTTTCCGTTGCAGCGTCATAGTTAATACTTGACCCTTCAGGTTTAACCCCAGCATTTCCGAATCCAGATAACATAACTTCTTCTTCAAAAGCTCTGTCTGAATTTTCTTTGCTGAAGATT